AAGGCGGTGTTCTGATGTCGCGGCCCCTTCAGGTCGGCAGATACGACCGCCAGATCACCATCGAGCAACTGACCCAGGGCCAGGACGACTACGGCCTCCCGACCGAGACATGGACGACATTCGCCAGCGTCTGGGCCAACGCCTACTCGGGATCAGGCCGGGAGCTTGAGGCGGCGCGGCAGATTTCCGCAGAGGTCTCGACGCAATTCCAGATCCGCTACATGGCGGGTGTCTCGGCCACAATGCGGATCCTCTATGACGGACTCTATTACGACATCGTCCATATCTCAGAAGTCGGGCGCCGGGATAGAATCGACATCTTCGCAAAGGCGAGGCAGGAATGAGTTTCAAAATCGCCATCTATCGCAAGCTCGTTTCCCTCGGCCTGACGCCAAAAATCTACTACCGCGAGCTTCCACAGAACCCGACGTATCCCGCGACCGTGTACGACTTCGTCAGCGAGGTGCCAGTCGACCTGACGCATGACGTGGGCGTGGTGGGATTCCGCAAGGCGCGGATGCAGATTGACGTTTACGCGCTCACGACCGCGCAGGTGGAGGCGGCGATAGAGGGATACTTCGCTGCCCTCAAGAGCTTCTCTGGCGTCCTGTCTGACGGTCTGTCGCCAGCTACCACATGGGATTGCGATATCTGGGATGAGGGCGGCAATCCAGACATGAGCTTCGACGAGGAGCCCACCTTGCGCCATGTCGAGGGGCGCAGCCGGGACTTCATGATTCATTTTTAGACCGCAACCACTTTTCGCTGTTCACAACCACGGGGGCCGCAAGGCCCCTTTTCTTTTGGGGTAAACAACCATGAGCACTCAGGGACGCAAGACTTTTAAGGCGCAGCTCCGGATCGGCGATGGCGAGAGTCCGGAGGTATTCACCAAGATCGACGAGCTCCTGACCGTCGGCCCGGTCGGCGGCAGGAAAACGCTCATCAACATGAGCAGCCACGACACCGAGGGATACGAGGATTTCGAAGTCTTCGACCTCAAGGAAGGCAACGAGCTTCAGGCCGAGGCCATCGACATCGTCGACAACACCTCGCAGGGACTCGTCCGGACCGCCGACGACGACAGCACGAAGGACAACTGGCAGATCCTCGACCGCAACGGCAAGGGCTATCAGTTCATCGGCCTCGTCATGGGCACGGAGACCGACTATTCCGACATGCGCGGGAAGGTGGTCTTCCGCTTCACGCTGAAGGTGTGCTCGAAGCCGACCGCCGTCACCGTCAGCCTGTAAGGAGGTCAGATGAGCAGATTTGATGTCAACCCCCCTCTGAAACAGGAGGTGGTGGAAGTGCCCGAATGGGCGGAGCAGTTCGGGGAGGTGGTGGTTTATGAGGTCTCTGGCCTCCAAGGGCAGGAGCTTCTCGACCTGTTCAAGGAGTACCAGAACCCGGAGGGCGGCGCGAAGGATGAGCCGCTCTACAACGCCCGCCTCGTTTCGATGAATTGCACGGTCGGCGGCGAGAGACCGCCGGTCGAGTGGCTCCAGCGCGCTCCTATCCGGACGCTGTCAATGTTGGCGAACCGGGTTCTGACCGTCAACGGCTTCTCCGCTGAGGCGCAGGAGAAGATCGAAAAAAACTAACCCCAGGGAGGCGCGCGCTCATGCACTTCGCGCACTCCCTGGGATATCCCCATTGCGACCTGATGCTCGCCCAACTCTCCTCCAGCCAGCTTGCAGAAATTCTCATCCTGCAACGGCTGGAGACAGAGGAGCGGGAGGCGGGACAGGCCGAGGCCGAAGAGCGTCGGCTCATGTATCACATGGAAAGCCTCGCACGAAAAGGCGTACCGGATGGCGAATGAAGGGATCGAGATCCTCGGCCTTGACGAGATCGAGCGCCGCCTGCAAGCCCTACCGGAGAAGATCCGCCGGAAACACATACGGCGCGTCTTGACAGACGCCGCGACTATTGTACGCGATGAAGCCAAATTGCGCGCCCGTCGCGCTCCCGTTCCAACTCGGCCAGAGCTTGGGCACTTGGCCGACCATATCGAGTTGAAAGTCTGGGTCACACTGTACCGCGCAAACGCGACTGTCGGCGTCGACTGGCAGACGCACAGCTACGGGCACCTGCTCGAATTCGGGCACAAGGTAAAGGGCGAGCGCATAAGCAAGAAATATCCGTTTATGCGCCCCGCGTTTGATTCAAAGTCAGGCGAAGCCCTCGACAAGATGATTACTGATTTCCGCGACGCAGTGGAGAAAGAGGCTTAAGCATGGCAGCTAAAGTCGGAAACGTAGTCGTCAACTTCATCACCAATACCGCTGCGTTCGAAAAAGACATCAAGAAGATTTCCCGCTCGCTGAAGGACATCGGTCGGGATTTCACCGAGGCCGGTAGAAGTCTGACCATGGGCCTAACCGCTCCCATCGTCGCGGCTGGCGCTGCTGTATTCAAGTTCGGCACTGGCTTTGAAACTGCGTTTGCCGGTGTGGTGAAAACAGTAAGCGCTACCTCTGGCGAGTTGGAAGGACTTCGCAGCGGCATCAGGAAGATGTCTACCGAGATCCCCGTCGCCGCAACGGAACTAGCGCGGATCGCCGAGGCCGCAGGCCAGCTTGGTATCGAAACCAAAAACATCATGTCGTTTACCCGCGTGATGGCAGACCTTGGTGTCGCTACCAATATGAGTTCGGAGCAGGCTGCTACCTCACTTGCGCGGCTCGCCAATATCACGCAGATGCCACAGGAGCAGTTCGACCGCCTCGGGTCGACGATTGTCGCCCTCGGGAACAACTTCGCCACGACCGAATCCGAAATCGTTGACATGAGCCTGCGCTTGGCTGGCGCGGGCGCCACGGTAAAAATGAGCGAGGCGCAGATTCTCGCGTTTGCAACTGCGCTGTCCAGTGTCGGCATCGAGGCGGAAGCCGGTGGTTCCGCGATTTCGAAGATCTTCATCCAGATTGCGTCGGAGGTGTCGAACGCTGGAAGCAATCTCTCGACATTCGCCAGCGTAGCGGGGATGTCGGTCGCCGATTTCAGTAGGGCGTTCAAGGACGATGCGGCCAGCGCCGTGTCTGCGTTTATATCGGGCTTGGGCAAAATTGACAAGTCAGGCGGGAACACTCTGGCTGTCATCGAGCAGTTGGGGATTACGGAAGTGCGGATGCGGGATGCCCTGCTGAGAACCTCCGGCGCCAGCAAACTCCTGACGGATGCCCTTTCACTCGGCGCGGAGGAGTGGGAGAAGAACAACGCCCTGACACAGGAAGCGGAGAAGTTCTACGCGACCACATCGAACCAACTGAAGATGCTTGCAAACAGGTTGATGGACGTTGCGGTGACGCTGTTCGATTCGCTCAAGCCCGCGATAGATGGGGCGCTCCCGGCACTGAAAGAAATCGTCAATAGCATCAAGGATGCGGCGAAGTGGTTCGCGGATCTTCCGGAAGGAATCAGGAATACGACCGTTAAGGTTATCGCCCTGACCGCCGCGATAGGTCCACTGCTTTGGGGAATCGGCGCGGTCGCTAAGGAGCTCCGGTCGATACTTCCATTGGCGGTAAAATTGACTGGCGCTGTTACCGGACTTGGCGGGGCTTTCGCCTCCCTCTCCATCTTGACTCATGTCCGCAATCTCGGCGACCTTCGCGCCGCCGTATCCCTGCTGGCCGGGGAAATCGGCCTCTTAGGGACAGCCGCTATCACGGCAGGCATCGCCTTTGCGGGCTGGAAGATCGGGGAATGGATCGACCAGATGGACCTGTTCGGTCGCCATGCGCGCGTGGCCGAAAACGAGATCATCAAGCAGGCGGCGGCGCTCAAGCAGGAAGCGATTGATATCGGGCTGGTTAAAGATGCCATGTCCAAATATCAGGACATGCTCGACAAGGGCGTCATTACGCAGGGCACGTTCAATAGCGTCCTGCGCGACCTGACTGACCAGCGCCCGAATGAATCGCTCAAGCAGTACGCCGCCCGTTTGGCCGATGTTGTCGCCAAGTACCGCGAGGCGCACCCGGAGCTTGCGAAGCTCAAGACGGGCATGGAGGAGGGCGCCAACGCAACGAACAAGGGCGCGAACGCAATCGGGAATTTGGCCGACGTTCTCGATGACGCAAAGGCCAGCCTCGAAGCCTTCAACGCCTCCTATTTCGACTCCTTCAAGGGCGCCGAGAACATCCCCCGCGCCCCGTGGGATCGCCGGATCATCGATCTCGAACTCTACCTCGGCAAGCTCCGCGAAGTTTCGCTGGCCGAAAACTCCGCGCTGGTGGATGCCGCCCGCGTGGAGGGGCCGGACCTTGGAATTACCTTTACCGGGTGGGGCGATCTCGATGAGAGCGTACAGGACGTTACCGGCGCCTTCGAGGATCTCGGGCGGGCCCAGGCGCGAAACACCGAGTCCATGAGCCAGTTCGGCCAGGTCGTCTCGACCACGCTCACCAACGCCACGCAGACCATTGCGGAGAAGGTGACCGCATGGATGGGGCCCGTCAGGCATTTTGCCAAGGCGGCCCTGGCGGCGCTCATGGAGGGATTGTTTAATCCCCTGTTCAAGATCCTGACCGCTGTCGGTAACGCCATTGGAACGTGGCTCACCGGGGCCATGGGCGGGATGCTCGGGGGCGCTGGCAATGCGATGTCGTTCTCGGGCCTCCTGAAATCGGCCATTGGAATCGGCGGCAGCGTCGGCCTCGGGGCTATCGGCGGCGGAGCGGCAATGGCGCAAACCGGAGCCACCCTGGGCGCCGGGATGGCCGGGGCTGGGCCGGTGGCAATCGGCGGGGGCACCGCCGCTGCGGCTGGCGGGGGTAGCGCCGCGTTCCTTGCGGGCCTCGCCGCAGTGGCCCCCTATGCCGCCCTAGCAATCCCGGCGACCTTCGGAGTGATGGAACTGGTTAAGTGGGCGCAAGGCCCGAACTCGTATCAGGCCGGGGCCAAGGAGGTCAAACGCGACTACGGGCTCAACATGAGCCAGAAGGACATCGCCGCCTTCTTCTCCAGCGTCGGCGTCTCTGAGCCAGAGGCGTGGGACCAGCGCGCCCCCCTGTTGATGTCGCCGCAGTTCCAGCAGTTCGCCATCGCGCGGGGCCAGACGAGCGACTTTTCGAAGTTCGGCCCGGAATGGGAAGCCGCCTACGAAAAGGCCATGATTGGCAAGTGGGGCGACTACAACGAGCTGTTTCTCAACGAGTACGCCAACAAACAGCCCGGCGCCTTCGAGATGGAGGACTGGTACGACCGCCTCACGATTCCGAATCAGAGCGGCCAGAGCGCGCAGTCGCAGCAGCAGTCGGTCAACATCCGGGGCGGGGACATGAACCTGACGGTGAATATCAGCGGGTCCGGGAACGAACTCGTAAACATCGTCCGCTCGAAGGTGATCCCCATCCTGCAGCAGGAAATGCGGCGCGGGTCCACGGGCCTGCGTGAGTCCATCGCAGCCAGCGTCAGAGCCACAGCGGGAGCGTATTAAATGCCCGGAGCATACCTACTCAACCTCATCGGCACCGACGCCGTCCTGACGCCATCGACGGAGGATGCGGCCTACCCCGCAGAGTACCTCATCGACCACCAGGCGGCGCGGGTGTTTCGGGGAACGTCGCAGACGGCGCTCTCGATCCTCGTCGACATGGGGGCGTCGGTATCGGCTGACACTATCGCGCTCGTCAATCACAACCTGACGGCGGCAGCGACCCTGAGCCTCAAGGCCGGGGCAACGTCGCCGCCCTCGTCGGTCGTGGCCACACCGACCTATCGCGCAGGGGATCTTTGGAAGGGCTTCACCGCGACCGCCGCCCGCTATTGGCTCCTCGAAATCACCGACGCCAATTCTGCCGCGATCCAGATAGGTCAACTCCTCATCGGCACCCGTGTCGTGTTCCCGCGCGGGCGCAGGATCGGCAATTACACGCCGCGCACGGAGCGGACCATCATCAGTGGCGAGACCTACGGCGGGGCCAGTTATCACTACCCGGTCCATTCGCGGAAGACGTTCAACCCGTCGTACCGTTGCCTTCTGAGCGAATTAGCGATTTTCGAAACCCTCGAAAGCGCGGTCTACGGCTCGGCGTACCCGTGGCTCTATATACCGGAGATCACCGCCTCCGACTGCTACTACGTCCGTAAAGAGGAAAGTTTTGAGCCGACCGAGGCAGACAAATCGACCGAGCCGGTAATGGATTATCAGATGACGCTCCGCGAGGAACCGCGTGGGCTGGAGGTGGAGGAATAATGGCACTCATTCACTTTGATGGTTTCGGTGTATATCCGAATAATTTTCCGTTGCCTTTAGCTGCCAGCGCGGGAATTGCTTCGATACTAGCAACCAGTGCAAACGACGTTGCTATCGAAAATTTTGGCAGATATGACTCGCGCTCGCTCAAAATAAATCGCTCCAATTATTGGGCGGACTTAAAGCTCGCAAGCCCTAAAAAGACAATCGTCGTCGGAGACGCAATCTATATCGCCAAGGCCGGAACCCCTGCATATTCGGCAGCAGAAGGCATGACAATATGGCTAAAAGATGCTGATGGGGCCGGGCACCTATCGCTTAATATCGTTGGAACCGAAATCAGGGTATACAGGGGAACGACCCTGCTTGGTGAAACGGTTGGGGCTGCCATCACTCCGCTGGCATGGTATTACGTTGAGGTCAAGGCAACCATTGACAATACGGTGGGCACCGTCGAGGTGCGCGTCAATGAAGTATCAAAGCTAGCCTTGACTGGCGTTGACACGCAGAACACAGCCAATGATTCAGTGGGGGTTGTTGCGCTTGGAAGTGTATACCATGATCTTTATACGAATCATGACGATCTCTATATACTAGATACCACCGGGAGCCAGTGCAACGATTTTTTGGGCGATGTTCGCGTTGACACAATCCGCCCGGATGGCGCCGGGACGCACACCGATTTTACCCCATCTGCTGGAGCAAATTACCAAAACGTCGATGACTCGCCAAGTAGCGACGGCGCGACTACGTACAACGAAAGCGTCGATGTCGGAGACAAAGACTCTTATGCTCTCTCGGCGCTTCCGAGCCCACCAGCTGGCGCCGCAATCTACGGAACTAAAACGTCTGCGGTTATGTGGAAAACAGACGTTGGCGCGAAAAGTGCAAAGATCCTCACGATTTCTGGAGCGACCGAGCATGCGTCCGCCGAAATAGCATTATCGGACAGCCCTCTAATTTACTCGGAAATTCTTGAATTGAATCCAGCTGACTCAGCCGCGTATGAAGATGCAGATATCAACTCTCTTGAGGCTGGCGTCGAGGATTTCGCATAATGGCAGTGAGAGTCAGCCAATCGACGGTCGGCGTATTACGCGCTGGAGATCCGAGTGTTCGGTTGTCCCAAATATGCGTCGCCGTGCTCCGCAAAACAGTTGCCGCAGACGTCAATATTGCGCTGACGCAAATTGCGGTCGAGGTGCTCCGCAAAAGCCCCCCTTCTTTGGGAGGAGTCGCCATAGACGACCTTGGCGTGATGGCGGATTCCGCCGCTGGCGCCCTCACCCGAATCGCTGGGGGCGCCGCCTTGGACCCGCTCTCAATCGCCGACATCGTTTCCGCCACCATATGGCGGGCCATCACGAGTTCGCTTGTCGATTCCCTCGGCGCTGTCCAGGACATAGTTTCCGGCTCGCTTAACCCAGTGCGCTACGCCAGCGTGATCGACTCCCTGCCCATGGCCGACACCGCCAAGGGCGCAAGTATCTCGCTGTCCTCCCGGAATCGCTGGGTCGCGCCCATCGACATCACGCCGGTAACAAACCTGATCGACCCGGTGCATATCGCGGCGCATCCGATCAGGCATCCGGATAAGTTTTACGAGCCGCGCGTCAAGAGCTATGGCCAGTTCACGCGGAGCATCGGCGTCCCGGTAGGATTCGTTCGGACCGGCGATTGCCAGCTTTCCATCGTCGATGCGGACAACGAGTTCCGCCAAGCCATCAGCCCAAAGACGATCATCAATGGCAAGGCCGAAGTGCGCCTCGGGCCCGAAGGTGGTCCGCTGTCGGCGTTCCTGCGCCCCTTCATCCGCTCCGTGTCGGCAGTCGATCAGCCGGGGGACGGGGGGATCCGGATTACGCTTCGGGACTTCATCACGCAATCATTCGAGCAACAGATCCCTCCGCTCGTGACGAAGGAGAACTTCCCGAATCTGCCGGAGGAAAGCAACGGGGCGTTCGCGCCGATTGTCATGGGATTGGTAAGCGTCCAGAATCTTCTGCGTCGTGTGAGTGCCGATGGGTTCATAGAAGGTTTTTTTGCAGATATGATCGTGGAAATGCTGCACGTACTCTATGGACCGAATCCTGGCGGCGCAATTAAGGCTATTCTAGTGGACCCGACCACGCACACATACCTGGTTGCGCGCCATCCCTGCCGCTCTGTGAATGCTTGGAAATACGTTGACGACGTGACCGGGTTCGGCTCGGTTGGATTTTACACATCATTCACCGCCCAGATTCCATCGGGAGAAGTCTGCCAGTTTATCCGCATCAACTATGATCCCGAGGGCGCGGAGATCCGTGTCAACGTAGAGGGTCAGTACGCCGCTAATGCCACCAATGCCTTTATCGGATTTTATGGGCGCGCCGGATCGTACATCGAAAGCATCGGCATGATTTACTCACAGGTAGATGCCGACGAGACGTTGACCACTGAGGAAAGCGGCCACGAGGATGGCGGGACTGAGTTTGCGGACGAGCCGATCCCCGAAGGCTGCCGCATTGCCGGTATCCGTATTTGGCAAGGTGATTACATCGACGCCATCCAACTCATCTACGAGGACGGCGAAGGGAATATCACCTACGGCACCAAGCATGGCGGGAGCGGCGGGGACATGGCCGTATTCGCTTTGGCCGAGAACGAGTACATCGTCAGCATTTCAGGCAAGTGGGGAAATTATATCGACTCCCTGACGATCACTACAAACCTGCGCACGTCCCCGAAATACGGCGGTACCGGCGGAACGTGGGGAAGCTATGATGTCGCGCTCAATCCCATGAGCGACATCAATTTCGCGGATGCGATTCTGAATGTGCTGACGGAGCACCTGGGCGTCGAGCGCAGCAACGACTTTGTGAATTTCGCCAGCTTCACAGAGACAAAGGAGCGCGTGGCCGACCTTATTTGTGCCGGAGCTTTCACGAAACCCATCACCTGGGGCGAGGCGCTGACGCAGCTCCAGCGGTCGAGCAACATCGACCTTTTCTGTGACCGCCACGACCGCCTGACCGTGCGCTATGCGACCGACGACGACGAGCCGGTGGTGAACCTGACCGACCTCCTCGACCTCTACGGCGGGAGCGTCCGGCAGTCCATGGCCGCACCGGCGTTCAACCGCATCCCATATCGGTACAGCCCGAACTACGCCGATGATACTTGGGAGGAAAAGAACTGGGATAACGTCGGCGATCAGGTCGCGTCGGGCGCGGTCATGGCCGACGAACCACTCCAACTCTATTTCGTCCGCGACCCGGAGACGGCCCTAAAGGTGACGGAGCGTCGCGGGGATTTCGTCGACCTCGACGCCTTCCACTTCGAAGGCACCGTCCCGCTGATCCCGACCGTCGATAAACTGGAACTGGCGCAGATCGTGGGCATCGACCACTTCGGCGGGATGAAGGCGGGTGGGTACGCCAACGAGCAGTTTAAGATCACCGACCTTTCGATGGATCTGGACAATCTCGCCTACAATTTCAAGGGGATCAGACGCCGCATCCCGACGCCGACCGTTGTTGAGGGCTCGCTGTCCGGGAGAACTGCAGAGAACGCGCGCAATGGCCCGTTCTCGAATCAGGTAGACGGTGAACTGTTCGCTGTCTTCAAGCACGCGACGCTCAACCGCATGACGGTGCAGCGGACAACCGACTACGGAGCGAACTGGACCGAGGCCGATGCCGATAATGCTCCAGCGATTGCGGCTACTGAAATTGCATCGTTTGATGCCGTGGCGGTGGACGGGAACATCCATATTGCCACGCAGGAAGTCACCTCCGGTCGTGTGAAGCACCACGTTTTTTCCATGGGCCTACGGGAGTGGACTACGGTCGATGAGGTCGTCGTGCCCTCACTGTCAAACCCTTCGGATTGTGGCGTGTCCATCGAGTGGAGATACCCGGATGAAAAGATTTTCATCATGTTCCAAGGAGATCGGGCGCAGGTGTCTGGCGCATGGTACGACCGGGGTTATTACACGAGCCTTGAATCTGGGTCATGGGAGGGCCCAGTTATTCTGGGAGTCCCGATTGGGGCTCGCAGCTACGCGATTGAGCGGGCATTGTCTGGGCGAAATAACCGGATGCACTTCCTCATTCGGGAGGGGCGCAATCAGTACGGCGTGACAATATCCGAGGGAGAAACGCAAGCCACCCCGCAACTTCTGAACAGTGGAAATTTCTCCTACTACTACACACACCGGAACCTCGGCGGATGGGCGATCAACGCCGACCGCACAAAGATTGTTTTGCCCCGGCGCGGCGGGCTCATGACTGGCCGGATTAGCGTTTGCCCTGAGGGCTTTCCGTTGTCCGAGACGGCCTACTCGACGGCGGCAAGCGAGTTCATTCCATATTTCTACCTCTACAATTCGAACCCGGCAATTTTCGCGGCATCGGACGGAGACGATCCCGAATCAATCTATGTAACGCTTGCCGACACTTGGCTCGACAAAGTGCAGACAATGCCGCTCGGCAGCGATTACAAGTATGTCTCCGGCACGGAATTGCAGGCTGGCCCGTCCGGTGAAATGGGCGGCAATAACACAAATGGACTTGTCGGGAACATCTTCACGGAGCGGGGGCGCAAGTATCTCTGCTACCTGTTCGGGAGGCACGTCCCGGAGCGGTGGACATCGCGCTGGCTCCGCATCGACCGCCTCCCGTACACGGGATAGAGCAACTATCAATTCGAAACAATGAGGCTCGGGCAACCGGGCCTGTTTTATTTGGGGTGACACATGAAGGGACAGATCGAAAGCAATGCAGGATTCCGGGGCTTCGTGCGCGGCGCACGGCTCCGTAGTGCCAACCCCAGACTGCCGGGGTGGAAGCGCAACCGCATCACGGGCCTGTGGGAAAAGGCGCACGGGAACCACAACAAAATCACCAATGCTGGCGCGGTGATGATTCTGAGCTCCATCCAGGCGGGCCACGCGAACGCCGGGAAGACGGTCGGCTATGTCGCAGTCGGAAGCGGCAACGACATCCCGGCCATCACCGACACCACCCTGCAGGTCGAGACTCAGCGCAACGCGATCACGAGTTGGGACAATACCGACCTATCCAACAACCCGCACATCATCAAGGGCACGACCACGTTTGCGGTCGACGAGGCGGTCGGGGACATCATGGAGATCGGCTTGTTTCAGGAGGCGACCGGCGCGCCCATGATCGGTCGGGCGCTGTTCGGATCGGGCGGACTGGAAGCGGCGACCAAAGCCGATCCCTGCGTCATCACCTGCACGGGCCACGGCTTGAGCGACGGCGACCTCATCCAGATCGAAGGCGTGGCCGGGATGACGGAACTCAACGACGAGCGCTTCTATGTCAAGGTGCTTTCGCCGGACACGTTCTCGCTCTACACCGACGAGGCGCTCACGACCTCCGTCGACTCGACCGGGTACACGGATTTCACGGTGGCCCCTCCCGACGAGGGACGCTGGACGCTGGTTTTCGATAAGGCCAATGACGAGGTATTTGCCGCCACCTACGGGATCTCGATCACGCTGTCGTAATCACAGGAGCTGCCGCCGATGAACATGACCTTGCAGGACGTTGGAATCCTCTTTGCCGTAGTGGCCTCGATCCTCGGATGGATTTATCAGTTGGGCTATTCATCGGCGCGACTCCATCGGAACGAACAGGACATTGCCGAACTCAAAAGGAAGCAGGACGAAAGGATCGGGGCGCTTGAAGAAAAGATCGGCGCAGGGCTGCAACGCATTTACGACAAGCTCGACAAGCTGCCTTGCAAGAACGCTGGATGGAAACCGGGGGACTGCTAGATGCAACTCTTTCTGAAACGGAAATGGTTCAGCATGGAGTCCTCCATCGGCGAGCTTTCCATCGAGGGCCTCGCGTTCCGGTGCTTCACGCTCGAAGACCCGGTCCGCGAAGGGCCGAAAATCTACGGGCGCACGGCAATCCCGGCGGGGACGTACCGGATCATCATCAATAAGTCCGGGAAATTCAAGCGCCTCATGCCGCTACTCATAGGCGTCCCAGGCTTCGATGGTATCAGAATTCACATCGGCAACACGGCCAGGAATACCGAGGGGTGCATCCTTGTCGGTCGGACCAAGGGTCTCGACTGGATCGGCCACAGCCGGGACGCCTACGACGAACTGTACGGGATTCTTGACTGCGCCCTCGATTCAGGCGAGCGCGTCTTTATCACCATCACAAATGAAATTATGGAGGTCGCGGCATGAACACATCAATCATTTTCCTAGTCGCGTCCATCATCGCCGGTATCGGGGGCTGGATGATTACGCTCGCGGATTGGGCGTCGGCCACCACTCCGGTATCAATCGGGGGCCTCCTGATGATTGTCGGCTCGGTCCTCGCCGCATGGCTAGGGAAAAGTCCGCTAAATCCCAAGCTGCCGCCCAAGCCGTAATGCCCATCCGCGTCTACATTCCACGGGGCGCCCTGCCGTCGGCCCTACGGTCGATCATGCTCGCGGTCCTCATGGGCGCGGGGATATGGGCGTGTGTTCAGATCGGCCTACTCGCGCGGGATCTCCGGCAGGCAACAGCACAGGCCGGGGAAACAATCGTTGAGGCGCGCCTCGCCATTACCGACGCCAGGGACTACACGCGGGAGCAGATGGAGCGCATCCGCGACCCCCGGAACCGGAAGTCACTGGACGCCGCCATCCAGACAGCCGCCGTCTACAACGCCACGGGGCGGCTCATAAACACGCAGATCATACCTCGGGCCATGGCAACGCTCGATCACCTCTCAGCGTCAGCCGAGAGCCTCAACGCCATGGTGCAGCGGACCGACGCCAGCATCAACAACGACCTGGTGCCGGGCGCGACCGTGACGCTGCAATCGACCGACGCCGCGCTTGAGGAATTGACCCTCGGCCTGTCTGATGCCCATATCCGGGCCAACGCCACGCTCGACGAGGCCCGGCTCCTAATAGCGGACCCGGCGTGGAAGGCGACCTTGGCCGAGATCAACCGCACCTCGCACCACACGGCGGGGATCGCCGCAGACATTGACGCGGCGACGGATCGTCTTCCGGGGATAGCCGATGATCTCCAGAAGATTTCGAACACCAGTAGTCGCTATTCAAAGGCCCTCGCAATTGCGCGGGTTGTCGCTTTGTTTTCGCAGTTGATCGACTATTTCTAACCAACAACAAGGAGATTGAAATGAGACTCAGTATCGTGAGCCTGTTGGCTATCTGTATGCTTTTGTTTATCCCCGCCGCCATGGCGCAGGATCCCGTCCCCACTCCCGACAACGCCCGTTTCGGCGCCGGTGGCATCGGCTACTTTGCCGGTGGCAAGCCTACCCTTCAGGGATGGGCCGCGCTTGGCATCCCGATCACCGATGACAACAAGGCCCTGTCCTACACCAGCTTCGATGTCAGCCCCGTCCACGACAACGGTCAATTCAGCGTCGGCGGCATTCACATCCGCTACGCAATGAGGACCGGCATCGCCTACCGCCTGATCCAGTTCGGGAAGGGCCTTGACCTTTACGGGCTGGCCGCGCCGGGGTTTTCTGCGGACGGTGCCGATTTCCGGTCGAGCATTGAGTACGGCGGGTTCCTCCACCAGTACCTGAAAAACGGTTGGGGGGTCATGGTCGCGTTTACGGCGGAGAAGACCGAGGGCACCGACTTCGCTCCGAGAATTGGGATTACCAAGAAGTTTTGAGAGGTTTGCTATGGGCTGTGAGATCGAATGGCTTGCCGGGGTAATGCGCCTCGGGCGTGAGTTCAAGACGCACGGCGACCCCTACGAGTTCCTCTGCGGGGTTGCCCGCTCCGGCGACACGATCTCGTTTATAGGGGCCAGTTCCCAGGTGGCCGCAAGCCTGGTCCGGGAGCGTGACAGCATCCGGGCCATGCTTCGGCCACTGGGCGTCACCCGCGTCCGGTGGAGCCGAATGAAGGACGGCGTCGAACTCTGGAGGGAGTACCCCGTATAATGGCCAAGAAAATCGACCGCGTCACAAACTGCATCGTGATCTCCGATACCCACTTCGGGGATCAACTTTCCCTCTGCCCAGAATCCATGCGCCTCCGGCACGGGGGCACCTACCGTTCGAGCCGTTTCCAGAACTTCATCCGCGAGAAGTGGAACGAGTTCTGGGGCGAATGGGTGCCGCAGGCCACGCGCGGGGAGCCCTACGTCGTCGTCCATAACGGCGACCTGATGGAAGGTCGGCACCACAGGGCCACTCATCCGATCTCGCAGGATATGAGCGATCAGGAGGGCGTGGCCTATGAAATGATGGCGCCCGTTATCGACCGCTGCCAAGGCCGCTATTACCAGATCGGCGGCACTGAGGCCCACGCGGGGCTGTCGTGCGAGGACGAGGAACGACTCGCGGCCCGACTTGGGGCCATCCCCGACGGCACCGGCAACCGCTCCCGCTATGAGCTTTTCCTCCAAGTGGGCGGGGCGCTCGTCCATTTCGCGCACCACATCGGCACCACCTCCAGCATGGCCTACGAATCTACCGCGCTGGGCAAGGAGTACAACGAGTTCTGTGCTGAGTCTGCCAGATGGGGCAAGCCGATCCCGGACATCATCGTGAGAAGCCACAGGCACCGTCACATTGAGACGCGGGTGCAGACGGCGCGGGGGTACGGGACGATCTTCGTGACGGCAGGCTGGCAGCTAAAAACCCCGTTCCTGTTCCGCCTCCCCGGTGGCCGCGTCACCGCTCCGATGATCGGCGGCAGCATGATCCGGCAGGGGGATGAGGAGTTTTACACGCGGCACAAAATCTGGGGTACGGAACGGTCCAAAACGGAGGTTGCGAAGTTATGAGTTTCAGCTTTGATGATGTCCTGAAAGAAATAAGCCGGCTCGAAAGCCAGAATCCGGACGGATGGGCCGTAGCAGACCTGTCGCGCGAGAGCGGCATCAATGTAAAGCGGTGCCGGGAGTGGGTCCGGGAAATGATCGACACGGGCAAAGTGAAACTCAACGGCAGGGCGAAGCGGATTAGCATCGACGGGCTGAAGCGGCTTGTGCCGGTGTATGTCTTTATCAAGAAGGGGGCCAAGCGTGAAAAGTAAGACCCCCGTGTCTGATAACGCATTGTCCGAATACCTCCCCGCATTCCGCCGTAATCAGGACGCCCGCCTCGACAGTGGCAAGCGGACATATGGAGACGCCTCTTTCGGCTGGCCTGTCAAGCGTCTATTGCGTGAGGCGCAGCAGGAGTGCGAGGACATACCCAACTACGCATTCATAGCGTGGACGAGACTGGAAAAGCTCATGGAAACAGCAGAGGCAATCGAGGACATGCTCCCCGGCTCCTGCCCGAAGCATCCCAAATACACGCCAGACAAGCCGCCCCGTGTGTGCTGCGAGCGGTGCTGGATGGCCTACTCTGTCCGCACGGTCCAGCGCGACATGCTCGACATGCCATGAACATCGAGGACCACAATTTCTTATCCCCCCCCCGAACGTCCTGTGCTAAGGTGGAAGCCCCTCACCTAATGCTGCTGCATGGAGGTTACCGCCTTGGTATGCCCACGCTGTAATGCTGCTGTAGATGTTGACCCGCAGAAATGCGCCCATTGTGGCAAGTGCGGGCTTTGGTTAATTCGTACAAATACGCGGGTGGTTTATCTACCGCCGCTTTCGGCTATGCCCGAGAGGAAGGCCGCTGCCTATGAGGATGGCGTCGGGGCCGTCCTGCGCTTCAGGCGCGCCGAGGGCCGATAGCTCTCCGCGCAAGTAGGCGCGTTCTTCCGGCGTAACAAGGTCGGGATTCCCCCACCCGATCACAGATCTTATTATCTCCATCAAGTCGGGCTTCATGCCACGACTACAGGCGGAGATATGCTCCTGCACATCCACCAACCGCCCGTGCTGGTCTTCGTCCATCCGCAGCGATAGCTGAATGCTCTTCTTTTTTGTCATGGCAGAAGTTTACCTTCCCCAAAAATAAATTCACTTTTTTTCTTGACATTGCACAACCGCGCCCCTACCATGGGTTCATGGTTTACATGAATTACGCAGAACGAATCAAACGATACCGGGTCTGGACACTGCGAATGACTCAGGCGCAATTTGCCCAAGCCGTCGGCGTCTCAACCCGGAGCGTCATCAACTGGGAGCAGGGTGGCCCCATAAGTGACCTCTCCCTTGCTCGTCTCGAATCGGCCTTTCCTGACATTTTCTCTGCCCAAGGAGGCAACCATGGGAAAACTGAATCGGGTTGTGGCGGTACGCATGGACGAAGACCTGTTGGACGCAATCGGAAAGCGCATCGAGCTATTAAGAATGCGCGTCCCTGACGGGACATTTAACCCCCTCCCCGTTTTTGTGCCTGTAAATAGTTGCAGAAGGAAGGGTTAGGGGGTAGGTGTAGGAAAGGTGAAGAGCCCCTACGGGACAGGGGACAGAAGGTAGTGACTAACGGGACAGATGATAGTGACTAGCAGTTATTCGTTACGAACCGTGATACCTAGGAGGGTAAAAATGAGCATAGGCAAGAGGATTGAGGAGTTCCAGTATACCTTCGGGGAATGTCCTGAGGTGTGGTCGGATTTGAACATCTGTAATTCGACCTCCCTTATCGATGGATCGATGTGCCTGCAGCAGACTGTGCTGCAGGAGGAGGAGGACGGCACTCACACCATCCTCGGACGGAAGGTCTACTCCGTCCGAGTAGTGGATGAGTGGGTGGAGTA